GGATGGACTCAAGGCGGACTTGTTCTTGAAATTCGCCGAATGTTAATTGTTTTTTGTAATCAAAAACATTGTAATCCGAAGCGTATAATTCAAATCCGTCGTTTATGATTGACCCGTATTCAATGGCTTTTTCTTCCCGCTTTTCTTCGGACTCATTAGGCCAAATAATCGCGCCGTTTGGCGTCGGGTCGGGCATCATGCCTGTAAAAATTTCGTTTCTTAAAATCCTTTTAATAATGCCGGACGCATAGGGGTTCTCTACAAATAACTGAAGCGACCGTTTGCGAAGCGAAAAATAATCCAGCCCGTTTTCATTCAAGTAGTTTCGGGTAAACCCGAAGGAACCGGGAAATTTGTCGCCGTCGAAAATATCCGATATAAGGTCGGCGGCATAATACATTAGCGAGTTTTCTAATTTTTCAAATTTTGTTTCTACCATCCCGGCGTCACCTGAAAAGCCGCTGCGTCCGGCTCCCTTTCCCCGATTTTAATTTCCAATTCGGCAATTTCCTTCAAAAGGTTTTCCCGCCGGTCGTAAAGCTGGGGCAAGTCTTGACGTGATACGGTTTGCGAATCTTGCCCGGTGTTAATCGTGTATTGGCGGATTTCCTTTTTTGTTAATGTGTATATTGCCTTGTCTAATTCGTTGAGGAGAATCCGGCTGTTACTTAATTCGTCCTTCCAAAATTGTTTCGGATCGCCGGATAATGCGACATGATTCGGATCGATAATCGCCATAAAGGAAACATAGTTATAAAATCTTTTTAAGGCTATTAACTTTCATAAAAGGGATTTTCTTTTGCGTCGCGCCAGAATGAATCCCAGTCAAGACCGGGAAGGCGCAAAACTTCCCGGCAATAACTGTCGGCGAAAATTTCAAGCGCGGCAAGATTATAATTGTATGTGTCGAAGGCGTGATTCGGAATGCCTTGTTTCGCCTTCCAAATCGTCCGCAGATAGCGTTCAGTTTTTCGGTCGTATTCGTCGACTTTGTTTTCCGCCTCAAACATTTTGAAGTAATCGTCCCGATAATCTTCGGGAAAATTAGGATACCACGGCGGCTGTAATTCGTCGGTTTTCCAGACGGCGGCGCTTAATGAATTGGAAATTCGGTCTTTCATTTTGTTTGTGTTTATGTGATACGCTTTTTGTAATGAGATTAAATCAAGCGTCGACTTGTTAAATAATTTATAAGTTTCGCCGCCCCTTAAATAATCGACGCCTTTACAGGCATAAATCCCGGTACTATACCGGGAAGCGAAGGCGTACACATACTGGGTATTCCAGCCCGAATCGACTATTGTCAAATTGATTTTATAAACATGGCCGTCGTCGCTAATAAAGGTTTTCTTTTCAATGTATTTTTCCAATTCGTCCCAGGGCCCGTTAAAATCCGCCGTGTCGCCGGGAATGTCAAAAAAGTCTAGCGACCATGTAACGCCCCGGCTTGAATATCCCTTTACATCGACGTAAAGCCGATCTTTTTGAACGTCGACCGAAGCGATAACTAATAAAATAATGGAGCCGGAATCTTTTTTCGCCATTTCGTTAGGTATATGTCCCCGGGCAAATCCCGTCCGTTTATACAATAGCGTTCTTTCGTATTTAATCTGCGTCCCGGTTTCCGTGAACGGAAGCCCTTGTTTCGTATTGCGGAACGTCCGATATTTTTCCTTATCCTTCAGGCGGTTATGCTCAATGTCCCAAAATTCACACCAGTCAAAAACAAAATCTTCCCATGAAAACATCCCGGGCGGATTGTATAGCGGCGATATGTGGTAGGAGCGCAATAGGGGGTTCGTCGCCCGCGCCGTCGCCTTCCATTCGCCCTTCGGAATTATCGTCGACTTGTCATAATTCTTCATAAGTCCGCCGCAGTGTTTGCACTTATAAGCGACCGTTTCGATTTTCGGATTAAACAATTCGTCGTTTTCCCATACAATCCCATAAGGCGTCCCGTCTTCATGTACGCCATGCCAGACCAATTCCTGATATTCCCCGCAATGTAAACA